TTTACCGTTTTGTATTGAAACAGAATGCTCTTTATTCATTGTGTGATTGCATTCTCCTCCGCAGCATCCCTGAGAACTACCCTTACACCAGCTTCCTTTGTCGCATAAATACAATTTTGTTACACCCATATAAATCTCCTTTCAATTTGTTTTCTAGAAATCTCACCCCGGGAAATTTTTGGAATATGAATTTCAAAGCAAAAAGAAAGAGTCCTTGTTAGGACCCTCTCTTATTTTTCCTTTCAGCCTTTAATTCTTCCTTAAGTGCATTGTTCTGCACATTCTGGACTTTCATCGCTATGTCACACATACCAAGCAAACCTTCCTGGATCGCATTCTTAACTTTAAGATTGTGGTTTTCCTTTGCAAGTTTGTGAATGGTAATCTGATCCATAACGATCTGGCCCACAAATGCTGCTGCACAACCAACTGCACATACAATAATAACTTTCTGTTTCATATTAATATCCTCCTTTAAGATATGTTTTCTCATAATATGCTATGTAGATTTCGCGCAAAAAGAAAGAGGGGCGGAATTATTCCACAACCCTCCTTACTTTTATGTAATTTGTTCCTTAAAGTAGATTCTTATTTTTTCATGATTTTTAGACCAATTCATCAAATACTTACTTTGTTGTTCTGAACTAAGTTGTTTCCAGATAATACCATCTGATTTCAAAACCTCGATTAGAACACCAATCCAAGCTCTTGTTTCACCATTAGTCATAGATTTCATAATATCATCTCCTTTCATTATACAATATGTTTTTGACGCGAAAAGAGAAGAGGCTTTGTTAAGCCTCCCCTACATAAACATAACTATTCTTACCTCTTCTAAGGTGCTCCTTTCTAAATAAATGTTCAACGCTTTCAAACGCCTCTTTGTTCTTAAAATTAACATTGATTCTGCAGATGTCCTCTGCATAAAACCAAGCTTTAATTCCAAACTCTTTTGCCAAAGACGCCGCTGTTTCTCCGTTATACTTTCTCTCGGATTTCACGGTATCCTCACAATAGGGTTTAAATAAATCCTTGTATTTCATAACAAAATACATCATTTCCAAATCAGTTTTAAAATCAAGAACCCTACCAACGTTTTCTCTTACCATATTTACGTTTTTCATCTTTTTATCCTCCTTTAAGATATAGGTTTTCTCATTATAGGACTTGTTATTTTAGCGCAAAAAAGAAGAGCCTATGTTTCAAGACTCTCCTTTTTGTTTACTTCTTTTCATATAACTCAATGTTTCTACTATCAATAAGATATTGCAGAACTTCTTGTCGAATATCATGAATTCTCTTATCAAATATCCCGATCACTTCTAACTGAACATCTTTTGGTAATTGTAACCAAAAAGCCTTCATAGACTCCTCGTCACAATTATACAAAATGGCGTCAATCAAAAAGCCAACTCGTTCACATTTGTGAAGATCATGATAATCTTCTCTAATTCTTCGTACCTTGTTTGCTTTTTTATTATTAAACATTATCGTATCCTCCTTTAAGATATAGGTTTTCTCATTATAGGGCTTGTTATTTTAGCGCAAAAAAGAAGAGAGAATGTGTAAGGGACTCGAACCCTTTCATCACAACCCGGTAACCTCAATATAGAAATTACCGTTTATAGTTGGTCTGACTTCACCCGAAGCCACGTTCTCATAATATGAAATGTAAACTTCGCGAAAAAAAGAAGAGGGTATGTAAAAACAGCGTATGATGGAAGCAAGGAAGAATATACATGGCTACTTGTATACTCTCGAACTTACTTCCATCACCGCTTTAAAAATTAGTGAAGTCCTCCTCTGATAAAGCTCTTTACCAATAATTAGGTTTCAATAAAACCCGCTTCGAATATGTTTTCTTTAGTGGACACGAACTTCACGCTGTCAATATTAAACTAATTGTTTTTGTCCCCTTCTGGTCCTTCGGGAACTTCCGGGAGACCAACCGCCAATGATTTAAGAATAGATACTACTCCTGCAACAAAAGATACAGAAAACAGCATACCCCAATTAACATCGCTTATGGCGGCACCAACTGTAATAAATCCCAAAGCTGTCTGAGCCATTGTATGCAACGCTCTAATAATAGCAGCTTTAAACCATTTGTAAAAGGGCTTATCTTCCTTCATAGTTATTCCTCCCTTGCTCGCATTGGCAATTTGCTAACACGATCCATAATCATTTTTGCTGATCCGTTTCCACCCATTTTCTGGTACGGGCCATACAAATAGTCATGAAGATTCTCGTATTCATCATGGTAAATATAACCACGTTTAATATACTCCATCCCCAAAAAACAGATTCGATCATGACCTAAACCAATCAGCATTTCTGTTTTAACGTCTTTACGTTCTGACTTTTTTAAAATATATGTCCATAATCCAGTAGATGCTAAAGCCGAACTAAAAATCGTAAGTGTTACTTGTAACCATGGTGGCATATAACACACTTCCTCACTCTGTAATAGATTTTTCTATAGCTTTTTCTGCCGCAGCAAAAGCCTCTTCCTTTGTTGAATATGTCTCAACGCTTTCGTTACTATAAACAATATATGCTGTTTTCTTAATTTTACCCGGTATCATATTCTTTAAGACTATTTCTACCACTTCTACTTCTTCATTTTCTGAAGTTTTATATGTTGTAAGTTCTTTTCCATCACTATCTATAGACTCTGCATACACTTTCCATTCCATTTTTATCCTCTCCTTTTAACTTCCCATAAATAAGATACTAACTTTAACTTTGTTACACGACGCGTTCGTAGGTCTAGCCAATACAAAATTCAAATATGTATCATCCAATCTTGTGTTGATAGGCCAAGCCCATTTGCCGCCTTCCATGGTAACCAACGATGTCCAAACGTCATCTACTGTTTCTAACCCTAGAGTTCTATAATTAACTTTTTGTGCTAGAGAACAATAAATATTACCAAATGTTCTATTTACGGCGATGGTTTCAAAGTAAAGTGTCGTACGCACCCATTTCTTGCCGAGATACTTACCAAATATGCCACCAGATCCCATAAAATTTATCTGATTTCCATTACTATCGGCAGTATAAAAATAACCTTCTTGATTTTGGTTTACAAACATCTCGGAGACTTTTACTCCCTTTTTATTTGCTATGTATACATCTCCTCCGGTACGATATGACAACATACCAGCCGTGCTAACTCCATTTAAATCACATATTGTTAAATTACCACCATCTTGATTTCCATTTCCGTTAATTAGTGTTTTTCCGTTAATATTTCCTATGGCCATCTGACCAAAGTTAGGATTTCCTCCCGATACGCCAATATATGCTAATGACTGAGGTTGGGTTCCATTATAGAACCAAATACCAGATCCATGACTAGCATCATAGCCAAAAGATATTCTTTTAAACCCGTTTTCATCAACTAAAAATAACGACTTCTTGACTTTAAGATTTGTAAATAGTGCGGTACCAGTAGACAGATTCCAATAATTATTATTCTTTTCATCTGTAAGCATTCCAGCTTTAATCAAATTAGCACTAAGCGTTCCAGTATTAATAAAATCAGCTACAATAGAGCCGTCCATTGTCATTGCTAATTTATACGGTCCATTATAACCATGGTTAGAATATCCTAATCCACCAGAATTCCAACGCCAAACTCTAGTAGCTTCTTCTATACTGGGCTTGTCCATTATCAAGATTTCTTGAGGTTGGGTTGAAGGATTAAGAATTACGTATCCACCATCCTGTCCTGTAATAAGATTGGTAGCGTTTTCGATAGCTTTCTCCAAAAATGTCTTTGTTGGAAGTTCTTTAATTGCTTCATCAACATTACTAAATGATGTTGACAAATCAGATCTAGCGTTACCTAATTCAATAGAAATATATCTATTTGAAAGAACATTATACTTTGTAGCTATGCATTTTGAAGTTGCTGAAATATTTAGTTTCGGAAACTCAACTGTAACAGTGTCACATAGATTTACTCTTTCAAGAAGAGCATAATCTTTGTAATCCTCTGTATCCGAAAGTGGAATAAAAGAAACCGTCAAAGATATGTCTGGAACTCCGATTTGATGTGCGTTAATATATAATTGCGCAACGTAGCGAAGTTCATCTTTCGTCGGAACATCGTCAAAATATTCTGACAAGTCTACCGGCAAAATTTTTGTGAAATTAAATTCGCCTGCAACCTTTACGATTTTCTCATCTAGCTCTACTAATATGTATCCTTCCTCATCCTCGTAATAGTAATAAGGATATATAGCAGTATACACATTCGCACAATTTTCGTCTTGGGTAATATCTGTAAGGTTTTTACCGTAACGAATTGTGACGCCTCGATCCATTCCGCGTTTGTTATGTAATTTAACAACGAATTTGTCGAATTCGTATTCTCCGCCATAAGCGTCCAAAATAGAACCTTCTGTTCCACCCAAAACAGATCGCATACTAACCGGTTTATCAAAACCAATGTTTCCAGTCGAAGATTTGTCTGTCCAAAATGTAAATGGACAATTGCCTACGGCCTTTGCCTTAATCCGTTGAAATGCCTCAACTAAACTAGTAGCGTAAAACGGCGACACAGAAACGCCCGACAAGTCGTAACTAATATGCTGAGCGTTTACTGTTATAAGCCCGCTAATAGGTTTAGATATAGCGTATATACGGAATGGTTGGGGTTCCGCATATGGATTTGGTTTGGCAACTATAATTCTATTAAATTTTATTTCTTCATAAGGCAAAGACCGAGAAGCAACTGTTATACTAACACCAGAATTATCCTCTACGGCATCTCTGGAGCTATCTAATAATGTAGGATCTTCCATTGCTACTTCTACATCATCGACAGGATAAATAAGTTCGAGCTCGTATTCACCATTTCGTTTTTCATCTACAGTACAAGATACTGCTTTGTTAAGCGAGCCTAAACCATTTGTGCTAAAATCAGTAGTGTTTGATTCAAACAGCGTAATCAAATTGTCCACCATTTAGGAATCACCTCTACTTTCTGAATATTAGCAGTAAATTCAATATTGTTTCCTCCGGGCATCAATTTCGGAAATTCTCCGCCATTAAGGACTATAGCCGAATTCATGTTCTTATGGCCATCATACACGTCTTGAATCTCGCTGTTTACTTCAATCGACGTGCTTCCAGATGACGGTTTTAATACAAAAGAATATCCTCCGATTCTAACCGTACCAAACTGACTATTTGAAGAATATACTTTAATAATCGGTTTTGATGGAAATACCGTAGGATTTGTAATTGTTCCGGATGATGTAAATTCCACAGCTACATCACCGGTTTTTAAATATCGCTGAGGTCTACAATCAAAATTAATAGTTCCTCTACCGGCTTGGTTAAATATGTTTTCTATATTGTTGGATTCTCTATAGCATGCCATTCTATAGTAATCCGGTTCGTATGAATCTTCCAGTCTGGAATAACCAGAAGCAGAGTGAAGCCACTCTACCACCTCGTTCATCTTCTTATAAAATGGGGTTGATAGAGCAGCAACACTTACTTTATACTGTCTTGGAACATTGCTAAACGTGCCATTATCGATTAGCAAATCTCCGTTTCTGCCAGGAACGTGAATCACATCGTATTCTTTTTCTGGAACTTCATAAGCCGGAAACGTTTCGACTTCCAATCCCAAATCAGAAGACGATATGTTATTAAATATAATCACGCCCATACTGCGTCTCTCCTTTCAATTGTTTTCTGAATCCTACGAGATACTTCATCTGCAACTTCCTTCGGATTATCACTCTGAATATTAAATGTGTTATTAACATTTGTGATTTCATCGCCCTTAGGAGCATCTTTAAGAACGCCCTTAAGTTCTTCGATAGCTGCTGCATTTTGGTTATTCTCTTTAAGATTCTGATTTACGCCCATATCGGCATTTACAGCAAGATTTATAGATTTGTTAGCGGATAGCATACCATCAATCAAACCGGCTCCATTTTGAATATTAGTCAAATCTAGAACCGGGGTAATGGTCGGTTCATAATCAACATCCTGATTAAACTCGTCATAGATTTTAGAAACGATTCCAGACATACTGTTAATCATCTCGTTTCTACCGTCATCCATGGTATTTAAAACTGTAGGTATAGTTTTACGAATACCATTTGCTAATCCGAGCATGGTCCAAACACCTTCCTGCTCCATTACTTTTGAAGGTGAACCAATCTTCATGTCGTCTTCGTATTCGTCTAGTACATTATAAGAAAATGCGCTTACTGCACTGGTTACCCATTTTTTAGCCTTTTCAAATCCTTTTTTGATACCTTTTCCTAGCCATTCACCAATTTCTACTGCCTTTTTCCAAAGATCCTGCAATGCCTTAACCGCATCCATAGCTTTTTCGCAAACCCATGAAATGGCTTTTTTAAGCAAATCTTTTGCCAATTTAGCGCCTTCACCAATCTTATCGCCAATCCACTTACCAAGATCTTTAATCTTTCCGAGTAAACCAGCAACAAGTTTTACACCGTTTGTGGCAAGTTCGATTGCAGAACTTAGGCAAGATTTTAAGAAGTCTCGAGCTTTTCCAATGCCTTCGCCAACACGATTGCCTACCCACTCGCCAAAATCTTTAATCTTTCCAAACAGACTTCCGAGAAGTTTAACGCCATTTAATGCAAACTCAATAACACCGCTTAAGCATGTCTTAAAGAATTCACCCATGGACTCAAGTCCCGCTCCGATGTTGCTAATTATGTCTTTACCAAAATTAAGGAAATCTCCTAATTTATCGCCGATGGCAGAAACAGCATCTCCAATAACTCCAGTAATGTTATCCCACAATTCCTTTGCTTTATTGCCAATACCAGAAATAATATTGCCAATGATCTCTTTACCTTTTGCAAAGAACTCACCGATCTTTCCGCCTACAGCTTTAACCAAATCAATCATAATACCAACGATAGTTGAAATAAGTTTTACTGCTATAGACAGGAGTCCTTTGATTAAGCCAAGAATAATGTTTACACCAACATCAAAGAATTTCTTTGATGGCGAATGAATACCAAAGAATTCCAGAACCGCTTTAAACATGTTCTTAAACAAATTAAGAATCGCATCTCTTAGTCTGGCGGCATTTTTAACCATCGCTTCACCCAAACCATCAATAAACGCAATTACGAGATCAAAAGCTGCCTGAACAATATCCGGCATTTTCTTCTCAAGGGCTTTTAATATCTTAAGAACTGTATCGATAACAAGTTCAACAATATCGCCCATAAGATCCGATAAAATATCGATAAGATGTTTTACAATTTTAACGATCGATTTTGAAAGAGATGGCATGTGTTCCGCCAAAGCAGCAAGAAGTTTATCCAAAACATCAAGTATTTTTGGAACTAATTCCATGACAGTCTCAAGAATTCCAAGAGCAATGTCTTTTGCAGCCAGAATAAGTTCCGGAGCTGCCGCCGCAACAACTCTGATGATCTCCAATATACCTTCTCCGACTCTCTTTGCAAACTGCGGAAGAAGACTAAATAATGCTTCTATTGCCAATACAAACACAGCAACTCCGGCTGTACCAGCTGCAGAGAATACTGTCATCGCAGTAGCAAATAATAGCAAGCCTGCACCGCAAGCAAATACTGCAACACCAAGCAATGCAATAGCTGCTGCTAATCCTAATATTGCTGGTATTACCGGGGCAAGCACATTCGCTGCGACACCAATAACTGTAAATACACCAGCAAGGGCGAGCAACGCTTTTCCGATTTCCATGAGATCCATGTTTCCAAGAATCTTTAATACAGGAACGAGAACCATTAACGAAGTGGCCATTATAAGCATGGCTACAGATCCGCCAATAGTTCCTTTCATAGCATTCAAAGCAACAGCAACTACGGTCAATGCAGCAGCCATAGTTAACAAACCTTTTCCGATCTGTTCCCAGCTTAGGTTACCCATCTGTTTAACCGCTGCACCTAATATGACAAGTGCAGAAGCCATGACTACTAATCCAGTAGCAATAAGACCTGTAGATTTTGGCATATTTTTAATCGCTACGCCAACTACCACCAATGTGGCAGCCATTGTAGCTAAACCTTTTCCAATCTGTTCCCAGCTGAGATTACCCATCTTTTCAATGGCTTTCTGGAATACCAACATAGCCGCGCCAAGGATTACTAATCCGGTAGCCGTAGATGTTACCTTCTTTGCATTGCCTGTAAATGTTACAAATGACGCCAAAGAAGCCAAAACTAATATGACAGCAGAAAGACCTTTTAACAGAACTTCATTATCGAGTTCGCCAAAAGATTTAACAGACTTTCCAAGAACCTTTATTGCTTCTGCTAATACAAGAATTCCAACGCCCTTGTTAACGCTCATTCCGCTAAGATCTGTTGTCTTAAAGAATAGTGCTAACGACGTCATTATAGCAAACACTCCGCCTAGACCTTTTATCAAAGACTTTGAGTCGAGAGCTGCTAATTCTTTGGTAGGCTTAACAAGAAGTCTAATAGCTACTGCAAATGCAATCATTCCAGCAGTTCCCTTTGCGACTTTCTTCTCATTTTTAGACATTGCTTGTGATGTCTTTACCAAAATAGCAGATAAAGCTGCAATTGCGATACCGCCTCTAGCAATTTCCTCATAATCGAGTTCAGATAGAGACTTCATAGCTACAGACAAAATAAGTACTGCAACTGACAACTTAATCATTGTCGAAGAAGCTTTACTCAAATTCTTTCCATCTGCACCGTTCATAGTTTTTGTCATCATCTTAAGTGCAGTCATTAATTCTACAAATTCTGCAGTAATTGCAGCCATTGCAGAACTTAACTTATCTTTGTCAATAAATGACAGAACTACTAATGCTGCTGTAAGAACAGCGATCGCTGTAGCAATAGTCATCAAAGTCTTTGCTTTCAAATTCTGCTGCCAAGCCTTTAACGAATCTTTAACGCCATCAAGAACTCCAGTAATGCCCTTAAGAACACCGCTGGCATCTTTTCCGATTCCGGATAAGGTATCCATAATCTTTTTTATTCCGAGAGCAATAGCTGTGAGGATGCCCCCGTTTACCAGATCTAATAACGAATCCATATCGATGGCATCAATACCGTCACCTACAGCATTACCAAAATGAGTTAATGCTTTTCCAAATACCTCGGCTAATTTAGAAAATAATGGCGCCAATTTCTTAAACAATTTTACTATAGCACCAAATACGGTCTTCAATCCTTCAAATATAGCAGTAATCGGAGCAAATTTCTTGTGAACTTTATCACCAAGTTCGTCCATTCCGCTTGTATCTACATTTTTGAAACCTTCAATAGCTTCTTTTATACTCTGATAAGCACCAGAAATCTTTTCTTTAAGCTTTTCAAATGCGTTCCCAAGATTAACGCCAGTAATCTTCTGAAATGCAGCTTTAAACCTATCTGGAAACTCTTTAACAAATGTAATAAGACCTTCAAGATGATCGACTACAAAGTTTCTTACTTTCTGAATGCCTGTTACAATATTTTCGCTAACTCCGCTGAAATCTATTCCTGTTAACTTAGAAATAAGACTAAACATTCCTCTTACAAAGTCGGACAAAACATCAAATATGACTTCTACAACACCTGTAATTCCACCACCGCCTTCAAGGAAGCTTACATAAATAGAATCTTTAAAATCAAGTATTGCTTGCGTGACCTTAGTAACAATATCCTCAAGAATTTTTGATTCCTTAATAAATGCATCAAAGTTAGCAATCGCTTTACCGATGTTGCCGGTTATTCCTAAAATACCTCCTCCCACTTTCGGTAAGAAACCGAGAAGAGATGTGATAATACTTATTGCAGCTTTACCAATTCTCAAAAATATGTCAAGAATTGCAAATAATCCCTTAAATGTATTTTTAAGGTTTTCTGCTGCTTCATCGCTAAGTTTAAACTTCGCGGTAATATCTCGAATATGTTTTGTAATTTCAACCAATCTTTCAGCAGTCATAGGTGGAAATATGTCTCTAAATGCTTCTTTAACTGGCTCAATTACACTCTTAATACCATTCCAAGCATTAGCAAATGCTTCGAGCATAGCCGTTCTACCGCCTAATTCTTTCCACCCTCCAAGCAATTCGTTTCTTGCTTCGGCGCTAGCAGCAAATACGTCATATAGTTCATTCGCTACATTCGTCCAAAGTTCTTTTGCTTCCTCATAGTTACCAAATATGAGTTCAAAAGTATTCATCCAGCCTGTTGATACTGCATCTTTTGTAGCATCAATAGCTTCCTGAAATGTCTTTGCTTCCTGAGCCGCTTTAAAAGCCCTTCGACCCAAATCGTAAGTTTCAGATCCAAGTTCTTTAAACATTCCTGTTAATTCTTCAACGCTCAGTCCAGTTTGAGATGAGACTTTAGACAAATCGAGAGTACCTTCTTTATACTTATCAGTAGCTTTAATTAACTGAGTAGCAGTCATTCCGGTCTTTTCACTTGCTTCATATAGTTTATCTGTAAATTTACCATACTTATCAAGAGTAGCCATAAGAACATCGTTAGAGAACCACCCCTCGGCTAATGAAGCATTAAAGTTCTTAACGGATACCTCTGTTCCCTTATCGAGTGTTTTATAAAGACCTTCTGATGTTTTCTTTAGCATTCCAAGTTCTACCGCCGTATCCAATACCGTTTGCTTAAATTCGGCAGTAGCCATGTTTGCGTTCTCAATAGACTTCCAGTCAATAAGCTTTACAGAACCAGTACCTAATGCCTGAGAAAGGTTATACATTGCTCGGCTTGCCTGCTCAACATTGGCACCAGATAACGCAGCCCACGTTGAAATACCTTGCATAGCTGTTACTGAATCTGTAAGTTTTTGACCAGCAGAGGTAAATTTACCAATGTTATTGGTCATATCAGTAAAGCTATATGATGTTTCATCTGAAAACCAGTTTAATTTGCCAAGCTGATCGCTTACAAATTCCATCTGAGTTCCAGAATATGACACTTCTTTTAATCCTTCAGCATACTTTTCAAGATCAGATTTTGACATGCCGAGTTTTTTAGATGCTTCAGCAACAGACATAGTGCCATCTGCAATCTGAGAATATGTCGATGCTAGTTTTGTAGCTTGACTCTTGTCCATACCGTCAGCAAGTAATTTGTCGATTCTTGCTAACTCGTCAGCACTCACTTGCCAAGAGGAATTAGTTGCGGCCATAATTGTCTGCACGGAAGAGGTCTTCTGAGCATACTTTGACCAACCGGCAGTTATCTGATCTACAGATAGTGATTTACTCAAAGATATACCGGCGTTAACCGCTCTATTCGTAATATTAGTTAAAGCTGTTATTGCCATAACCTCAAGCGCTGAAAATTTAACTCTCACAGAATCTATGGCTTCGCCAATTGCTTGAAAATTTACATTTTTAGATGCAGATTGAATGTTTTCGAAACCTTTAGCCACACCGTCAAAAGCTAAACTTTTCTTTAACTTTTCAGTTGATTCAATACTTGTTTGTACGTTTTGTTCAAACTGTTTGTTGTCAAAACGCATCTCAACTATTTTTGAATCGATAGTAGTACTCATACTTTAGTGACCTCCTCCCATGCAGATTTTGCTATTTTGTCAAATACGGGTTGTATTGCTGGATTAATATAATCTCTACCTTGAACAAACCCGCCATTTTTGGTTCCGTGACCATATTGAAGAAGGATTGCTACTGGAACGCCATCAACGACATTTGTATTGCTGAACACTATTCTTACAGATTCATTCTTATTGTAATATATGCTATATGTCCAGCTATCTGCAGTTTTTCCAGAATCTACAGGTGTGGCAGACTTTAAAGCTTCTACACCCATTTGACCGTATTTATCCAGCTCTTTTGTATTTATGGAGTTTTTTGTCTTGTTTAAATATCCGGTCAATTTTGAAAAGTCGCCGGTTTGTTTGAATACGATCATTTTAAACTTCTCCTTCTCCATTTTGAATTTTTTAATCGAAAAGCGCAGCCCAAGTAACAGCTCCAACAATTCCATCTGCTTTAAGTTTTCTAGATTTCTGGAATTCGATTACAGCTGCTTCTGTTTTTCCGCCGAATGAACCATCAATCTTAAGATCATAACCATATGTGTTTAATACAGCCTGCAAACGTTTAACAGATGAATCTTTTATTCCTCGCTTAAGAATCGGAAGAATTACCGTGCAAGTTGTTATAATCTGTGGTTCTGGCTTTGCTTCTTCATAAGTAATAAACGGATGCTTAAGCCATTTTTCCCACGGTCTTTCTGTAATTTTGGTCATAACTGTTCCATAAGTATGGCCTCGTTCCTCAATAACCATTTGGTTACCGATGTAAACACCTACATGACCGCTTTTCCATACGATTAATCCTGGAATTTCCGGAATTGTTGAAATAGGACCTTTCTCAGTAGCTCTAGCTTCAAGCGCTGAAGAAGAGAGATCATACTTACTATCATACTTGGCTGCTACCGTCGGATACGATGAGCCTCCGGGCGTCATAAAATATCCTTTAATTAATCCAGAACAGTCATGAACTTTCTTTCCATACTGCTCTGAGAAACTAGCTTTAGACCATTTATTATATTGATCTGGATAAGCTTTTTTCTTTTCAAGATATAAAGTCTCGCTAGCAATTTGACCAAAAGTTCCGTACCAATACGGAGACCTATAATCAAGCATAGCTTTACAATATGCTACGAGACCTTTGTTTGTAAAATCCGCCATGGCAAACCTCCATCAAATATGTCATCCTTTAGTATTAAGTTTTTTCCTTCTAGATGCATTAAGAGCAGCGTTTCTGTTCATAAGTTGCTGCTTGCTCATCTTTTTAGGCGGTCTATTTTTAATGCTGCAAACCTGAATAAGTTTAAGGAGTCTATTTAAATGCCATTTTTGGCATTCAAACGGAATGTTCATTGCAATCATCCAATAATATATAAGTTCAGACGTAATCTTTTCGCGGCCTTGAGGACTCTTGCTGTCGTCATAGATAGTACATGCACTCATAGGGGCTTCAATATACTGATTTATTTCACGAATATTATCATTTGATAAGTATTTATACACGTCTGGACTAACATTTTGTGTTAATGTCATACAACGAATATAATCCAGTACTTCTTCGGTTGATTTGCTTTCCTTAGACAAGAACGGTTTGCACCACTTTGATTCCCATTTTGAAATTGAGACGAGAGAATGTTCTAACGATAACGTTTGCTTTTTAATATATGAGAAACGCTGATTCTTTTCATCCCAAAGTTCAACCTCCGGAATGGTTATCTGCAACATTATTCATCGCCTCCGATAATTAGTTAACAGACTTAATGTTGTTTGGCTTTTCAGGAGCTTCATTCTTAGGTACTACTGCATTAACAAAAGCTGCTGCAGCATTAGCATCTGTAACGAGTTCCACGAATAGCACATTATATGCCTCTGTCTGCATAAATGCGTCCGAAATCTCTTTCGACTTCTCGAAACGAACACCATCAAGACTTTTAATACCATAAGATCTTGAAATAAAATCTTTAAAAAGTTTCATAATTGTCGGGCCATCTTTAGTCTTTACGACTCTATCTGCCCATTCTGTAAAACCTCCGGAAATACCGAGTTCCATTTCTACCATTTCTGCCTTATTAAGATTAAAATAAAAATCTTCTGTTCTTTCAACACCATTGTAATCTGTGTATGTGATAGTTTTCTTAAGCATAAATATGTCTCCTTTCAAATAAAACCAATAAAAGTGTGTTCGCTCCACCCGCAAATGCTCTCTCAACACACGTGAGCCCCGCCCGAGTTTCAAAAATATGAAACTAAATTATTATTCCTTTGTAGAAACAACAGCAACGTTTCCAGCAACCGTATAAGTGCTGCCACTAACAAATGCTGTGCCATTTACAGTAACTGTACCACCAGTTACAGAAATTGTAAGAACATCACCTACAGAAATATCTGCATTATTGGAAAGCTCAACGCCATTTCTTGTAACCGTAACTTCGGTATCTGTACCCTCTGTAATTGTAAGCTTATACGTTGTCGGAGTATTGCCAAAGATCTCGATAAGCTTGTCCGGAAGCGGAAGTGTAGGTTCAGAATTCTCTGTTCCATACAGAAGTGCTTCAAGTGCAGCGATCTTGTCATCATCATTAATCTTTGTAGTATCGATAGTGATGCTGGCTGTAGGTCTAAATCCTTCTCCGATGCTTACCGGAATTGTAGATACTTCCCATGAGAAAGTAATAGCTTCCGGAGAATCGTTAATCGTAGCGTAACCCTTCTCAGAAGGAGCAGCTGTCGCATTATAGATGATATGATACTTCTTACCCTTATCAGTACCTTCTGTATCATTACCAACTTTTGTTACATAAGACATACCAAACGGTACTCTCTTCTGCTGACCAGCATATACACCATTCGCAATAGCTGCAGAGCCATCGCACTCTGCGAACTCGTCCGGATATGTATAAGCTTCGATCGTTGCCTTAAATTCCTCATTAGAAATAAGATTAAGGTACTTGATGTTATCAGCAAACAGCGGGTTTGCTTCTGCTCCCTCCGGGCTCTCAGAAACAGCTGTAAGACCATTCCATGCTACGCCCTTCTGGTAAGCGTCATTCTTATACGGATACAGAACGCCATGCTCGACACCAGTCTCGTAAAAACGTTCACCAATATTATCCCAAGTAAGTTTCATGGTAAAATTCCTCCATTAATAATAATTTATTGTATAGACGAAGTGATTCAGATTATCGCTAGTAAAGAATCGATCAAATCTACATGTAGGTATTCTTGATACTATTTTAGCAATTTCACTATCAGGATCTTCGTCTATTACTGTTACCGAATATTGATTGTGTTGCGTGTAAATTAAATTATCTGCTGAATTGTTTCTAATATTACTTAAAGAATATACAATAGCAGGATAATTCATATGTTTTGAAGCTGGCGGTTGAAAATATACATTTCGACTTTGAATCAGTAATTCTAGAAACTCTTGTAAATCTTGCTGGGTTTTAGCCATTATATACACCCCCAACCGTCAGAATTAAACGTGGATACTGCCCGGCATCGACATTAGTGATTTTCCATTTAGTACCCATGTAAGTAATATAACGCATCGAATGAAAATTTTTTCTGGCAAAGGGGTCTGCTATGATACTGAATTCATTCGAAATGTTAATATTATCATTAAGCTGGTTTGCTTGCTGAAGACTTCTAACGTTTCTTGTAATCTCTCCATAATACGGATAATCAACAATTATGTCTTTCCATATGCCTGGTCTAATTTCAGTACTTGTAGCAAACCCAATATTTTCATAAAACTTTGCCATTTTGAATTTCTCCTAAATATTATTCCCCATCTACCGCTGTAAGATAACGATGAACCAACTCTGTTGATGACGGATAAATATATGTTACATATCCAACACCATTGTCTTCTGCATAAGCAACCGGCTTTGAGTATACGCTATGATCTGTATCATAAATCATGGCACCTTTAACAAATGCCTCTTTTAATTCTTTTGTTGACATAGATGTAGAACAATGTTCATCTATAAATGCCGTATCGGTTGCCCCGTCGCAATAAATAATAGTAGCAACTACCGGAACATCTTTTGCATCTTTATAAATCTTTGTCATTTTGAATTTCCTCCTAAAATATGTCTTAATTACTCAGCAGCTCTCAGAAGAATTGCAGAATACGGTCTTGTCAGGGCGCCAGACTGTCTTGTCTCCATGAGATACAGCTGCTGGTTGTAGTTAATATCGAAATCGTCGAAGAAACTTGTCTTACCAGCATTCTTCATACCAACATTATAGTCATTCAGATCGAGAATGAGAGCATAGAAACCAGTAGGTACTACACCAGCCGGAACCTTAACAACTCTACCAACACCCATTGCAGATGCGAGCTCGTTAACGTTCTTATACAGTCTATGACCGAACTGGTCTTCCATCAGAAGCATCTTAGAAACCTGCTTAGCCTCTACAAATGCAGTTGTGTTACCAGAACCCTGATAATCATCCTGAGCCAGAACAGCTGCTGTGATAAGAGCATGCTCGAGTGTTTCGCCCTGCTGCGGAGCTACGTTTACCTTGATTGTGTAAAGATCTTCGTCAGCAATAGCCGGAATGATGCAGTCTTCCTTGATCTTGTCTTCGTCAGCCACAGAACGACCATCACCAAACAGATATGCACGAGCCTTTTCCTCGTCGAACTTAACGTTCATTTCTTCCTTGATCCACGGAATTACATCAAAATCAGCATCGATAAGATCATCACGATCAAACCTCTGCTTCTTATAAATTGTGCACGGACCAACAGATCTCTTCAGAAGCTTAAATACTTCTTCCTTCTTATACTTACCCTTAATATAACCCTTTGCACGAGCTTCAGCCTCTGTGATATCAGCAAACATCATCTTAACATTTGCGAACGGAGTTGTGTGAACGCCGCTCATTACAATGGATACCCAGCTAGTCGGCTGGTTGTTAATGAACTGCGGACGATCATAAATATTCTTATCTTCGGAATTGATGAAATCAATGTTCTCGATACCATACTCAGCCGCATGCTGCAGATAGCTCTCCTTAAGAGAACCACATCTACGACCGTCCTTAAGAACCTCGTTCAGTGCAGAATGAACCATTACATCATCTGCGCGCTCATCACTGTCAAATACGTTGTGCTTCATTTCTTCATCTCCTTCGTCTTCATCTTCATCATCGTCGTCATCGTCATCGAAATCGCCATTTTTAGCATCTTCTACAGCCTGGCCAATCAATGCATAAACAACATTCTTCTGCTCTTCTGTAAGTTCATCAAATACTTCCTTAACGGTTTTATCTTCAGCCATTTTCTTTTCTCCTTTACTTTCGGTTTTAGTTTCTTCTGGCTTAACTTCTTCTTTCTCTTCTTCTTTGTCGGCGTGTTCCAAAATAAGACCTTCTCCAGAATAAATAACAGCCTCTCCTTCAGAATCTTCACCGTGCACCATTACAGCATCAATATATGCACCGGGATTAGCACCGGCATGTACAAGACTTACTTCACGAATTGTTCCATGAAGAACATCATGCGCACTGGTCTCTCTAAGCTGGTTTGCATAGATTGAAAGCGAAACAATATCGCCATGCTGAACTAATGCTTTCGCAATGGCTCCACTTTCTGTGTCGTTAAAGTAACAATATGAATAAACACCTTCATCTCGATTCTCCAGCATCGCATGGCCCAAGACATTACTAGGGTCATTGTGCTGATGATTCCAAACGAGCGGAACTTTCTGACCATCACACTCTTTGAAAGCGTTCTTCATAATCTTACGACCATCAGAACAACGGAGATCGTTTCTAGTGGCCCAGCCACTAAAATCACATTTTTCCCCCATTTTGAATTTTCCTCCTTATAAATTTTTTACTGCTCATTCTCTTCATAGTTTTCGTCATCTTCATAGTATTGTGGATCTTCTTCATAACCTTCTTCTGGCGGAGCATTCAAATTCTTATTTCTAAGTTCGTCTGCTGCCGGATCCATAGATGGCTTCATTCCAATAACCTGTCTAATTTCATTCGAAGACATGATTTCATTTCTTGTCATCTTATCTGCGATTTCAGCCATTTCAGATACAGGAACGAGTTTGAATGGATCTCTAAAGAACATGATTGACTGTTTCTGGGATCTAGCAGTTTTAGTTAGGAACTTTCTTTTCATCTCACCTACTATAGCAGACAAAATCGGTTCGATAGTTCGGTTAAAATAATTCAACATTGTTTTCTCATCTGCAGAACCGTCTAATACACCCTGAGTGATACCTAACTGGCTATATAGCATACTCGTTAAATATTCAATCTGAGACATCAGTCGATTCTCTACAGGTCGATTAAGCTGAGTTATGTGTTCCGTTCCATCTGTATAAGCAATACCATACTTAGAACCCGCCAACTGCTGTTCAATATCATGACGACGCTGTTCAGCTTGGGCTCTACGAGCTTCTGTCTTAATAATATACGGGAGCTGAATAATAAGATCCAATTTACCAGAGCTATTCTGTTCATCAATAACGTCTAACAAATTAAGCTTTCTAATCAAACGCTGCATTGTTGAGTTTGGTTCATTGATTACAGCATACAATGGATTTTCAATAATTGCTACGGTTCTCTTTGGGACGGTAACTTCTTGTCTTTTTCCCGTTTTTTCATTGTAAAGTTCAACTTTAACATGTTCCGGAAACCACTTTGTGATTTTGCCGACGCGCATAGTTTTAATCTTATATGTGTCTGTAAAATTTGGATTTCCGATTGTATCAACAGGGACAATCGCTACGCAACCTTCATCAAACATTGACATTACAATATCCTGAACAAATGCTCTTCCGGTTTGGTCAATATTTGCTTCTAGAGTTAGGCAATTATTAAGGTCGTCCTCGATTGTTTCGATATAACGATTATTATCATCAAGTCTGACATGTAATATGTCAACAGCTGCAACGTCCATTGCGATTCTATTATAAACAGAAGTTACGATTGTTCTTTCGTTACCTTTGGTTAATCGAATTCTGTCAGGTCTGTAATAAGAACTGTAGCTTTGGTTTACATAACGAGGCGTGGGGTCTCGATTTAAAAACACATTCCAGGCTCGTTTAGCTCTGGAAATTAAAGAATCTGACTCCATTTTGAATTTCTCCTTTTATTTTTTACGGCGCAAAACATCCTTCACACCAATGCCTTGACTTTTAAGATACTTTAAAGATTTTATAGTTGATTTATTATATTTCCTTGCTGAATCTCTAGATTTAGCTTCCAAATTACTAGCCTGTCGTTCAGTTAATGCTATTAATCCTTTATCACCGTGAGCTTTTAATTTAGTCTGTTCTCTCCAACTATTTGCTGTATTTGAAGCTGTATCTAAAACATGCTTTGATGCTGCTGATTTGATACGTTTACCTGGGGTGTTTGGTCTTACATCTACCCCTTGACTTTTAAGATACTTTAAAGATTTTATAGTTGATTTATTATATTTCCTTGCTGAATCTCTAGATTTAGCTTCCAAATTACTAGCCTGTCGTTCGGTTAATGCTATTAATCCTTTATCACCGTGAGCTTTTAATTTGGTTTGTTCTCTCCAACTATTTGCTGTTTTTGAAGCTGTATCTAAAACATGCTTTGATGCCGTATCTTTTATACGCTTACTATATTTATAAGCCCCATAAGCAGCTAATGCTGTACCTGCTACGCCAAGACCAATAGCTACTTTTTTCTTAGTGCTCATCTTTTTCCTAGGACCTTTAGATTTATTGTTTTTTGCATTAGAAGACTTTGACCTGCCACCAGAATTACCGCCTGATGTTCTTCTACTTTTATTAACTCCCGGAGAACCATCATCTGTGTATCTTCCCTGCGCTCCAGATTTGTAAGAGCCATCGGTGTTCTGATACCTTCTAACGCCCCATTTCTGACCTCTTACGCCATGATGATAAAGTTCGTCGGTAAATATGATTTGATATGGCATATAAACCTCCTTTTAATCCTTCAACTTACTACTTACATATAGGGTTCCGAGTGTTCCAATAATTGCTGACGCAACTGCTCTGCGGCCTACTGTACTAACTCGAGCTTTAGTATATGCTGTAGATGGTGTATCGCCTTGCTCAATGACATACTTAGCGGCTCTTTGATGAACAAACGACGGTCCAAGAATTATTTTATCAAAAGCATTTCCGCCAAGACTTCTGTAATTTTTTCTAAGATCTTTTGCGACCTCTTTTCTTGTCGCTTTATCTGCTTTTTTACCGATATGTCTTTTTCCTTCAGAAGTAAGTTTACCATATTTATCTTGAAACCTTCTTACGCCCCACTTCTGACCCTTTACTCCATGATGGTAAAGTTCATCAGTAAATGTAATTTGATATGGCATATAAACCTCCTTTTAAACATTAATTTATAACTTTCATTCGTCCTTCAAGACGCGGGAGAGATGCATCATACTGACCAATCCAATCAAGTATTTTATTTGCTTTATGAACTGCGTACGCTGTTACTCCAACGGCTGCTACAAATTTTGCTGCCGATTTAGCAAGTTCCGTATTTTCAATTTTATTAGCGTATTTCTCGCCTTTTTTCTGAACCATACTATTATGTATCGATCGCGACGCTCTAATGTTTGCCTTTCTATATGCCTTTGCATACATCTTTTTTGTCTTCTTTTCAGATTTTAAATCTGTATAATCTGCTTTTTTATTATAAACATTTGTTAATGCATCATCTGTATCTTTTACGCTTTGCTTATACCTTTTATATCTGTTTTTTCCTATCGCTCCTATGCCAAATATGCCAGCATTTTTTCCTTCTGTTAAACGAGCTTTTTTATAAGTTCTTTTAGCTTCTTTAAGATCATAACGAGCTTTTCCAGCTGCAGTAAGAGAACCGTCATCGTTTCTAAAACGTCTAATGCCCCATTTCTGGCCTTTGATGCCATGATGGTAAAGTTCATCGGTAAATATGACATTGTAACTCATTTTTCGTTAGCTTCTCCTTTCTTTTTGTTAATTTTTCTACGAATAGCTAAACCACTTCCAGCTCCAACGGCGCCAACAGCAGCGCCAGAAGCAAAATCTTCAAGATAATCAATCGGCTTATGATTTACTAATAAGAAATCTTTAGCGTTTTTATACTTTCCGGTTCTAAGTTTATAAGCCTTTCTGGCATAATGATCATCAAACTTTTTTGCAAGTTTTCCATAATACCTAGATTTTCGTTTTTCTTTTATAGCGCCTTTAATATCTCCAGAAGTTTTTAAAAATCTGTAATTCATATCAGATTGATTCTTGGACTTCAAAGCTTCTGTTACTACTTTTTTACCAATTTCAATCTGCCTTTTTGATGCTTTATTTCTAATATGCTGTCTATACTTATGGGTTCCATATGCAGTTAGCGCTCCAGCACCGACTATACCAGCACCAATAGCGACTTTTTTAGCTGTTGACTTTCTTTTTTCATTTCTAGCATATCGCTCTTCGCCTTCTTTAGTAAGTGATCCATCTTCATTGCGATAGCGTCTTATACCCCACTTCTGGCCTTTTATACCATGATGGTAAAGTTCGTCGGTAAATATGACTTGATATGGCAACGAGCATCACCTCCTATACAAATAAACATATTTATCAGAATAATCATGAGGTTCTGTATCTTCAACAAAACCGTGTTTTTTGGCTAAATTTATAGAAGCAGTATTGTTCTTGTCTGCTATCCATTCCAATTCTTTTATGGATTTTTTACCATAACGATCCATCCATTTTGTAACAGATTCTACATTTTTTGATGCTAAACCTTTTCCTCTATACTTTGGATCATTTCTAGTGGCCAACGCGATTTGTCCAGTACTTCCTCCATTTGACCAAACTTCGATAAATGAAACTGGGGTGTTTTTGTATTTGCTAACAAAAGAAACCGCTTTGTTTGAGAGCATTTCATTTTCATGGTTTTTGTCGATCCATTCTTCATTGTCTTCGGCGCCTAAAAAATCACGTTCCTTTTTAGATAATGTTTTTACAATATCATTAATATCATCAGTATATGGTCTATTACGTTTGACATTTCTCCGTAATCGCTCTCTCTGTTTTCCAGAAACTGTAAGAGTTCCATCTTTATTACGATATCTTCTAACTCCCCATTTCTGACCTTTAATACCGTGATGGTAAAGTTCATCCAAAAAATCCATATAACTTTACCTCCTCATTCAAAAGCATCTCTATTTAATTTATAAGCAATATAAGCGTCCATCATTGCTGCTACAGCGTCGATTTTTTGGTCATATCGCTTCTTAAATAATTTTCTATTTCCATTTGTGTCTTCTAATGTTATGCAGTTACCCATCGTAAACGTCATTAATTCTTCATCAAATATGAGTTTACGATCTTCTGCTAAATCTTTAAGTTCTCCAAGTGGCACCGATTCTGTTTTTGCACCCTGAATGACTTTTTCTACGCCGAACGGTCCGTTCTCAGCAGTCCATCGGTCAACAAAGTCTTTTGCATTATACGGGTCGTAACCGAGACAACGCACATCATAACCTCTTTCAGAAATATGATTATCTAGATCTTCATAAACCTGAATCATATCAAGTACGGTACCTTCTAGTACAATAAGACTTCCTTCATCCATAAATTCGTTATACTTTAACCTCATATTAGGTTGAAGTTTACTTAATGTTCTCGAAGAAATATAGTTTCTTGTTTTAATTCCAAAAGATCCATTCGGTAATGGAAATAAAAATGTAAATGCACAGAAGTCGTCACCTTGAGAAAGGTCTGCTCCAAGAGCACATGGCATCTGCCAAAAATCTCTTTTTCTATGACATTTGGTTTCCTCGTAAGTAAAGTAATATGTATAACCTTCCATCGGAATTCCAAATCTTTTTGCTAATATGTCATTACGCTGAGACGGTACGTTTTCTGCTCTTTCTACTTCAGACTGATAGGTTTCATAACTTACGGTCTTTCCAAGATTTGGGTTAGCTTTTAACCACATCTCTGGGTTATTAACTTCATCTATGGAATCAAGTTTATACCACCAAATCGAAACATGGGGGTTAATGTAATCTCCTTTTAAAATGTTTCTTAACTCCATTTTGATTTCGTCACCAGCTCCGTTACGAACTGTTCCTTCAGAACTCATTGCTATAATGACATAGTCATCTATCTTTGATGCGCCTTGTTCAATTGCGCCAATTACATCTTCTCTGATATCTCCTGAAAGCCATTCGTCTACTGTCGAAACTTTAACTCGTAAGCCTTGGAGTTTTGCTACAGACATAGGTCTGATTTCCAACAATGACCCAGTTAAGAAATTCTCAATGCCTTTCTTTGTAGATGCTAGTTTCATTCTTTTAGCTTTTGAACCGGTAGTATTTTGTAACGAACCTTCTGTTAAAAACTTGTAAAGAGGACCTCTTGATCTAATGATCGCGGTTCTTATTGGCGACATTACTTCTTCTGCCTGTTTCATTGTTGGGGCAGTTGTAATCTGATGTGTTGTTGATGTGTCAACATTAATGAAAAAGTTTTGAACACACGAACCATACATTGACTTTGCTCCGCCTCGTCCAAGAATAATAAACTGCTTATGAATAAGTCTCTTCTTGAATCTCTTTTGGACAAAATGTCCACCGTGTCCATCTGCATTTGGTTCGTATACGCTTTTTTCCTCAAAGTAATACCATCCAAATAAATCTTCAGCCCAAAGTTTAAATGAATCCAAAAGTACTAGATCTGAACCGTCTGTTAGTGTTAACTCATTCTCGCAATAAGCTATAAAACCTTCAACAGCTTCATCATCATACCAAATTCCCGGATTAGCAATAAGATCGTCGATTCTATTCATCTGCATAGAGATTTCTTGATTTACTGGTATTTCACCTCTAATTACGGCGTTTCGAAACTCGCCGTAGTATTTTGGTACAGCCGTGTTTGATAACGCCATTTTGAATTTCTCCTTGTTATAATGATTTCTTCAACTTATTAATTGCAGATTCATTTGCTTTTGCCATGTCGTTCCATTTTGTCATTTCATATTCTTTAACTAATGATTGCGCTTTCTGAAAGTATTTATCGTTTTTATAAGTTTCATATAGATCTTTACTATAAATCTTTTTAAATGTATTATTAAATAATTTCTCGTAATCTGTTTCGTATCCTTTTCTGTCAGCAAAGTTTTTTCCGTATTTTTTTCTCTGCTCTCTATTAAACTTATCAATTCCACCGTTATTCATGATATCTGCAGATTTATTATAAGCATTAGCCCATACTTTATTTTGATTGGCAGCAACGGACTTTTCGGCTTTTGTAGCTAATTTTTTATACTTTTTAGATAGTCTTTTCTTTCCAGATTCTGTTAATGTTCCATCTTTATTACGATATCTTCTTACGCCCCATTTCTGACCTTTAATACCATGATGGTAAAGCTCATCGGTAAATATGACATTGTAACTCATTTTCCTCTCAACTCCTTCATAGCTAAAGCAATTGCCAGCGACGATCCTGCTACACCAAGAACACCGCCAGCAACAGAAAGAGTATCTGAAACGATTTCTCTTCCTCTTCTACGATTAGAGTTGTTCGTCTCATTAAAAAGCTGGTCATACTGTCTTTCAAGTAGTTCACGATTAATTTTATCTCTCATTTCTTTATCGCTCATCTTTGAAAGATCCATCTTCTTAGTTTTTCTTCCGGAACCTCGTGTTGTTCTTTCAAGAGTATCAAGATCAGTTACTAAATTTTTTGATTCTCTAACAAGATTTCTAGATCTAGTAATATCTTCTTTTACCCATCTATTAGGATCTGGTTTAGAAGTATCTACTCTATTATCTTTCTTTTTTGATAGATTCTCACGAATATCTCTATCATATCTTCTTTTTCCGGCTTCGGTCAAAGTGCCATCGGTGTTACGGTATCTTCTAATACCCCATTTCTGTCCTTTAATACCCCAATGAATAATATAGTTACTCATGGCGATGTCACCTCCTTATTTTCTTTTGGGTCTACAGCAACGTTAATTCTCCATTCCAATTCTGAAAGTACCTTGTTAATAGACTCCATAACTGAAGAACTAAGAGGAGGATCAAAAAGTATTCTTGTTTTCTTAGATACATATGTCTTTACAAGATTTAAAACTAAAGATTCAGAATCTGAAATATAATCAGTCCATAATGTAGATGCGTCACTAATAGAAAAACCAGTTTCTGGTCCAACTCCTAGCTGAGTTAAAACAGAAAAAGCAGTGTTAATATCCATTATAATGTCTGGATCAAAGTGAGTATAATCTTCAGCTATACCCAAATCTTTCTTTACTGATGTTAATATGCTATCCAATTAATTATCCTCCTTTCGAGTTTAATTTCCACGGGCAAGTGTCGTATTTCTTTCTTTCAATTGGTTCTTGATACAATTCTTCATCATTTCCATAATGTATTGCTCTATGCGTTGCTTCTGAAACGCAAACTAAATATTCAGGATTTATTGCTATTTCATTTTGATTTAATATGTCTTGCAAAAGAATTGGATTCATATGATGAATAATTATCGACCCTTGGATCTGCAGATCTGGAATTGCTAAATCGCAACCGAAATCTCTATCAATAATTTTATCACGTATGTTTCTCCAAAAACTAGAATGATAAAATCTTTGGTTTACATACCTGTCAAATCCAAAAGTCTCTTCACCAACGACACCGTCAATCTTTAAATAATCATATCTTTCTTTGAAAGTTTTTAATGTTAATAATTCTGAATATGTTCTAATCTTCGGAATCATTAGCGACGCCCCCTCCACTATAATTACGCATGGCTTTTAAAGCGTTCTCATATAATTCTTCGACCTTTTCCGCAGACTTTAATGCTTGCGTTTTTGCTTTTAAAAGTTCGTTCTCCCGCTCTAATTTTTCTTTCTCTAGCCTTGCTACTGTTGTGCCTAATTTCAAATAATGAGTTATAACTTGCGATGATGCTGTTCCTTCCATTAATTGCTTTTCTGCTAGGTCAACAGCTAGAGAAATTAATTGGTTTTCTCTAGATTCAGTGGTTAAGGCTGGTCGCATTTTTCTAGGTTTTTCCGAAGACGGTTGCTTCTTTTGTCTACCCATAAAAATAACAGCCTCCTTCCATACAAATCAATTAAATTTTATAGCACTATGAGAGTTCACAAAACGCATGGCAAACTAAAGGACCAAATAATAAACCAATAAATATCTGAAAGGAGATAAAAAGAATACGTGAATATTCGTTTTACGTTCTGTGAACCCTAATAGTGCTATAAAAATATAGTTTAATGTAAAAAGAGGTCCTAGCTAATATGCTAAGACCCCTAATTACATTAAAAATGACTTTTACTACAGAAGTAAAATATTTACATGCTCATTCGATCAATCATGTCCATGTAATTCTGGCGCTCGTCTTCGGTTCTTGCATTTCTAGCCATCATCCTTAAACGATCGACCATTTCGTCATTGCCATGACCGCTATAGCCGGAAGGCATTGTTTCTCTGCTTGTATACCGACCACGCATGTCTCGACCTCTTGCGTAAGAATTATAAGAATTTGTATTCGGATAGTCTTCCAAATATGTTCTGGAATAACCATCTCTTTCTGAATTATGCATAGCCTCGATAGTCGTTATGTCTTTAATAACATCTACCATCTTATAGACGGCATCGAGATCGGACATGCTCATTTCTTCTTTTTTACAAATCTTCTTTAATTCTTCATTGAGTTTATCGTTAATATCGTCTAGAACTCTCATTTGTTATCCTCCTTAAGCCTTTCTATTGATAGAAATACTTCCATCAATAACATTAATACTTGGTGTAGGGGTGGTTGTTCCATCCACTACGCCGGAAACATACTCAGCAGATACCGTAAAACAACATCCTCTCGGGACATCGATCATTGTTCTACTTGTAACGTTTCCATACTCATCAACAGCCGCAGGAGTGTAAATACTTCTACTTCCTAATCTCTGTTCGCCATTTACGGTAATAGCTACAGCAATAGGAGATACTGCTCCTCCTGTAGGAATTGCAATATTTCCTGTAAACTCCACTTCGTATCTGGCAAAGCAATTGTTGGTTTTACCTTTTAGAATAAAAATACCAGACCCGCTTTGGTGATACACATTACCATTCGGGCACGGTATAGAATCAAGAAAAGAAATCGGCGAATTCAGTGGGGCTGTTTCTACCGAATCTCTTGTTAAATATTCCGCCATATAATCACCTCACGTTACATTCCGCAACCGCATCCGCAATTCTGATTTCCCTGATTACATGTGAAAATCGGTGTTCTACCATAAACCGGAGTTGACGGAACTGGGCAATTAGAAAGACGATTATAAAGTGCATCTACCTCGTCACTTAAACCCTTCTGAATGAAAGAATTCTGAGCGGACTGAGAAGCTGCAAAGTTAGCCATAGTAAGCTGTCTCTCAAGGTCTGCAATCTTCTCGTTTTTAGCGTCAATCTTGTCATTGCACATCTGATCTAAGATTCGCTGAGTGGAAGCTGTCTGATTGGCAATAATATCGCGAACGCCTTCATTTACTGCCTGTCTATCAGAGCATGCTTCTCTAGCAATATCGGCACCAAGATTTGCTACTGCAAGACGGTTCTCGCAACAGCACTGAGAGAGCTGGGAACCGAGATTGTTAAATCCAGCATTTACAGTCTGAGCATCTGCAAATCGCTGGTTCATGGCATCAATGGTTCTATTGCAATTTGCTACTTCTGCACTAGAGAAACCATTAACTACTGCATTTTGAATTCCGGACAACTGACTGGACATTGCTGCGGAATCGAATCCGCGATTCACGTCGTTCTGTGTTGCTGTATTCCACATGTATGGAAGAACACCATTGGTTCCACAAGATCCATATGAACCGTTGTTATTGTTTCCCCAGCCATTACCGGCGAGTAAGAGCAAAAGAATAATCCATGCCCAATCGCCGCCGAAACAGCTATTGCCAAAACCGCCAGCATTACCCGAACCATACATTGGTGTAACTGGCATTACCATGTTGCCTGTGTCATTAGAAATCATAAACAATTTCTCCTTCAAAAAAAATTTTTATTCCATCGTTGCGCAACTAATAGAATCTAAATAAAACTGGCGATTAACGCCTGAGTAAATTTTGAATTATGGGATTGTTTCTCATTTGCATCAGATTGTTAACTTGCTGTTGTGAAACTTGATTAGTGTTTAACAAGTGCTGCAAAATTTGATTTGGATCGTTCATCATTAAAGGAAAGTTAAATTTTTGCGATAGCATCCCCAAGGGGTTCTGTTTAAACTGCATAAGCATGTTTTCAAAACCGTTATTAGATTGAAACTGTTGGTATATGGGGCTAGGCATCTATTAAGTTCCTTTCTCTACTTCTTTTTGTGAATTTCTAATTATCCTCGTTCTTTTCATATCAGATCTTATCTCTTCTTTAAAGTCTTCAAATTCTTGTTTTGTAACATAAGGATTTTCGCTTTGATTGGGGTTGTCAATTTTGTTAGAATTTGGAACACGTTCGGTATAATCAAAGATTCTCAATGGTAGAGGCATACCACTTTGATCTGTACTCTTAATATACATTACTGGGTTTTCACTATCCATCAGCAATGCAGATTGACCAGCAGCCACAGGATATGACTTTGCAGCGTTTTCTCCCTGTACCCAATTAATACCGGAATAATTTTGCTGCACGTTCTGCTGATTACCAGATTGCGCTGGCATGTATTGAGGTTGATAAAACTGAGGAATGTAATTGTTATATAACATTTACTTTACCGTCTCTTTCTTAAAATAGTAGATTGGAATTTCTTTTCCGCTGTCCCATGTATCATAGTAATCACCATTAATACAGGTAATAACATGCGATCCAGTTGCCAACACAAATCGACCTGTGCGATTATCATTACAAAAGTCTTCAACTGTGTAACAATCTGGGCATTCGTTTGGTATCATGTACGCTTTGAAACCTTTACTTTTCAGATATGCCATCCAAATAGCATTAGATGAAGGCATGTCTTTTAATTCATAGCCCTTTGAGGTAACCCCCAAATATGTAGAGTCCCAATCTTGATCTAAAGCGAGGCTTAAAGCTCTAATCACACAATCACCAACCAAAATTGACTTTGGATTTGGGTTATAGTATTTCCAACTCATTTTTCGTGTTTACTTTCACCTCACTATCTCTAAAAATATAGGTACTTCACATTTGGTTTAATTGACTTTTACATAAATATCTACAGTGTTTGACAGGGTTTATAGAAGGTTATTATGGGCGTCAAAGCCTACAATATAGGATCTGCGGGAGAGGCATTAAAAATGTCAAGTAATTGTAGGTAACATTCTACAAACCCTACCAAGCACTGTGGGTAAATATGTAAGGGAAAAATCAAATTTTACCCCCGGAGAATTTTTTAAG